CAATGTGGACTGATATCTTTGCCAAGATGAATCCGGTGCCTGCTAACCTGAGCATTTCAGGCATCTGTGCGAACACAATTGGAGCAGTGAGGTAACTAAGTAGTTGGATTCGCACACAGCTGAACCTATCTGTGTGCGTTTCGAGTTCACTTAGGACTCATCTAAAACATCCAAGGAGATGTAGGATGCTAAGACCTGGAAAAGGCATTCGTGCCAACCTTACTGAGGAGTTTACCGACTACCTTGTCGAGCAGCTAGGTGAGCTTCGAGAAGCACTCGATACGTTCAACAGAGACGATGAGTGCACCGATCTTACCCTAGAGCTTGAGGGTAACTACGACTGGGATCGTATCGAGGATTCATACGGGAAGAAGGCCTGGACTGCCTACGGTGACAATACCCATGAGATTCGTGTTTCCGTCATCGAGACGCCAAAGGGTGATCTGAAGATCGACATTCGGGAGTGGTACGATGGCGGATCTGACAACTGACTACAATCTGTCCGACATTGAGCTACTGATGCAGCTACTTCAAAGGCCTCAGTATGTGTATAAAATGGCTAAGTCCATGTTGGATAGTAACGACAAGTCTGGCTCAGCTGCAAGTGCTCGGACTCGACGTGACAATGCTCTTCGTGAGATTGGTCGAATGATCGATCATTACAACAGGGGCAACCTTTGGATAATCGTCGAAGAGGAGAAAGTGAAGCTTCTCCAAAAGCAACTAGAGCTTGAAGCTAAGGACGCAAGGCGTAGGGCAAAGGAATCTAAACGTGGCTGACTCATTCTACAAAACGCAACACTGGTATAGGATGGCTAAGTCCAATGTAGCCCGGATCCTACGTGTAATGCGTACGATTGAAGGCGCTACGCAGCAGGATCTAGCTAAGGCTGCTCTTACGCAACAGAGTTCAATATCGGAGCTGGAAAAGGGAGAAGTTGACACACAAATTACAACCCTGTTGCGATATGCAGAAGCTTGTGGGTTCGACGTAGAGATCCGTTTTATACGTAAGCCAGGATTGACAATTCAAACAACATTGGTTCTTAAATCAGAGGAGGTTTTACAAAATGACTAAGGTTTGGCGACAGGATATTCGAGGCGGCAAGGTTCGTCTCGAGGTAGACGCACAGGTTATGTTCTTCGTCGTTCAGGGTCTTCGCAACGAGGCGGAGCAGATTCGCAGGGAGCTGCGGGAGCACGAGGACATTTGTGGTAACGAGCCCTCGTACTGTAAGGTTCGATACCAGGCACTCGTTACTGAGTACGGTACTATCGAGGAAGCCATTAAGCAGACTGGTGTTGTGTTGTACGACTGCATGGAATCTCTTGCGGATCTGCACACTACTTTGGGTAAGCTGATGCAGGCTATCTTCAAGGCCGATCAGGTGCTGAAGAACCCTGACGCACACGGAGAGGATCCCGATAAGACGGATTGGCGTCCAGCAGACAAGCTGGTGGAGATCAAGCAGGAAGTCACACACCGAGAGAACGTGGCAAAGGCTGACACTGGCCTCATGCCAAAGGTGAGTGACACCAGCGAGGAGGGCAGCATTCTTGGTTTGACTGAGAAGCTTCCTAAACCCGTCTCTCCGGCTCCGGTTGCACGTCCTACCCAGACTAACCCCGTCAAGGTTCCAACGAGCTCTCTCAAGACAGTAAAGTAGCTTGAACGGAACAAAGTAGATTGATCGATCCCGTGAAATCTACTTTGTTCCCATATATACTTTAGTAATACACTTTAGGAAGGAGTTACTAGGATGACAACTTTTGCTAAGGCACCTCCAAGGACAGTAGAACAACCCAACATAGAAGCGCATAAGCTAGTCTTAGTGACTACAACTCCAGACAAGTATATTAAGTACGCGCACAGTATTGGGGAGCACGGAGACTGGCTGCGTACGAAGTGTGGAATTGGAGTCGGAATGGGCTTCTTGTGGAGTGTGTTTCATGCTACGTTGATTCGGTCAGATTGGTGCGGAAAATGCTGGCGGTAAAAGACGAATACGTAGGAAAGCATAGACTGCGAACAAGACTCATACGTTTTGTTGAGCAGTGGACAATCAGGAAAGCACAAAAGGCACTCAAAGCTTTACAACACGATCTAGAACGTAGGCAATCGAGGAGAACTCAATATGCATAACCGCAACGTTCTTTGTTATGGCAATGAGTCTGCTTGTGGCTAAGATCATCTTCGAACCAGAAGTAGTCATAGTACACAAGTGTGTAGACGAACTACACGACTTGGAGAAGAAACGATACCAGGAGTCTCAGGATTACCTGGTCAAGGACACCATCGCAGAGTGCTCTTGTGGTAAACGCTGGCGGTTGGCGTTCGTTCCACCAGGTGCTAAAGACAGCTACAGTACATTCTTAATAGCCAGCAATCTATCCTGGATTCCAGATAGGGGTAAACGGTGAATGACGAGCAAGGTTCTAGTCCTTGTAAGGACGGAGTTCATGACGTTGAATTCCATAGTCCTCAACGCAACATGAAGAGGTGCACTAAGTGTACTGGTGTGTGGGATATGACTTCGGCAGAGTGCTGGAGAAACCGTGAAGCCTTCGAAGATCCTACCTGGACGGAGTTAAAAAATGGTATTTAGGCCGCAACAAATACCACCGAAGGGACCTGCACGAGACGAGCTCATTGAAAAGATAGCAAAGCTACGAGAGCAAAAGGTTACATACAACAATATAGCATTGCGACTAGACATTCCATTCGGGAGCATTAGTCGATTGTTAAAGGAGCATAAGGAAAGTCAAAATGCCAACGAGTAAAAAGATCATGGCCGAGTATCTAGTCGATGGGAAAATTAGGAGGAACACCTACTACGCAAACGAGTTCGCTGTTGGGGCTAGCGTAGGAATACCTGATGGTACGAAGATCACATTTACTGACGGTGAACTTCACGGAGCTACATCTTCAGTCTACATCGAATGTGTAGAGATTGCTGATTTGCAACTACTAACCGTACTAAAGACTGGTAGCACACCCGATAGGATCGAACACAGCAACGACATCGAGTGAAGGGTACAAAAATGCCATATCGACTTAAGCCCGGAGCACCTCCAGATGACGAGCTCTACGTAAGTGTAAGCTTAATGCGTACCTGGAAGCCTAAGCTTGGTCCAGATCACTATCCAGCTATCGATGAACAAGACACTGATGACGGTGTTGAAATTCCAGAGCCGACCAATATGCTTGAGGCTATGCTCTATGACAAGCTGAACATCGATAATGGATATTCTGGCATCGAAGAGATCCTAGAAAGCTACGCAGAGAACGACGATCCAGATCAGGGTGAAGTCGACTTTACTCAGCACACTTGGGAAATTGTCGATAAGCATGGTACCGTTTGGTCTGAAGAGTACGATAACGAACTGTTTCCATCTAGGGAAGAGTCAGTAACAATATCCGACGCATGGACTGTTTCCATCTAGGGAAGAGATACAAGTTTTAATTATTCGAACAAACTGTTAATAGCCCTGTGGTTCTCGAAACCAGACTATATCATACATTCCTATGTCTGATATGCTACTGGTAAAGAGCACCACAGGGCTATTAGCAAGTAGGTTCGAAACTAATTGAGAGGATGTAATGGTTAAGAGCACTGTTGTTGCAGGTTTCTTGTTGCTTAGTGCGGTTGGGGGATGGATCATAGGAACAGATATGGTCAATCCAACACAGGTACCGCAGCAGATTGTTATCGTAAGCGACCCGTCAGAGATGCCTAGCCCTGCTACTTCACCAACTCCAGCAGTAGTTCCACAGCCAGCACCTGAAAGGCCTAAGCCAAGTTACGTACCGCCTAGGATGGCAGATCCAGATCCAACTAATCCTAGTAATGGTGGAAACGTTGGTGGAGGTTTTAATGATACACGTGCAACGAAACGTCCGTCACCTACACCTTAGGTGTGTAATCAACTTTGTACTAAACTTGTTTTAGTACATTGTTCGTAACACAATTGAGGAGAGATAATGTCAGATGATATGTATGTTCCAAAGTTCCAAGCTGCCGTTGACTACATTGTCGAGAAGATCGATACAGGTGAGTGGCCTCCTGGACACCGGTTGCCTTCACAGACTGACTGGGCGGATGGTGTCGAGAATATTCGTGTGCACTATGGAACACTTCGCCAGGCTTATCTGATTTTGAAGACAATGGATATCATTGAAGGTCGTCAAGGTGACGGAGTTTTTGTCAAGGAATTGAAAGTGAAAGGTACTGGTAAGCGTGGGAACAAGGGTTAAAAACTGGTCTCGTTATGGTTACTGCAGTAAGTGTGGAGCTAACCGAGGCGGACCATGTTTGGATATGCGTACACTAGTTGATACATTCGTTGAAGAGCGTCAGCCGATAACTGAACCGCATCCAGAGCGGATAAGGTTGTTCAGAAAAGAGGCCAAAGTTGAAGAAGGAAAAGGCAATTCGGTTAACAGTAACCAGGGACTACAGTCCAAGTGAAGGTGACCACTACGACGAACTGCTAGAATCTGTTGCACCACTGAAGATGCCAGCATCTAAGTGGTTGGATGAAAATATAATTGCAGCTGCTAGCTATGATCGATTCATGGTAGCTGAAGGTGGCTATGAAGTCTTGGACTACTTGTACACTGCTCCAGACGAAGAGCCTATAGACTATCTATTTCAAGTAATTGAGTACACTACACACGACGATGGACATGTTACAGAAGAAGTTGTTCATACAATACGTGATACAACCTACGATGATACAGCAAAGCTACCGAACACTATCGATCTGCTGATGTTGAATGAGGCGAAAGCGTCCGTAGCTCTAGACGGAGAGACTTGGGCCTTGGAGGAATAATGGTCTGGGATCCTAAAGCTCATCGTGAGAAGGTTGAAAAACTAAAAGCACAGGAACTAAGACGTGCTAAGAGCTATTGGCCATACTTTGAAAAGTGTGACACTTGCGAAGCTTTAGAAGGTCATCCTTGTTGGGATCTTAATAGCAAAAACAGTATTGTTGGTAGACAAAATCCTAGACAGTGGCACACAATAGCAAGTGCACATAAGGGCCGTGTCAAAATGTCTAGAGAAGAGTTTGAGGCACGTGAAGACAAACGTACAGAGGAGCAAATAGCTACATACCGAAGATATATAAAAAGCATTCAAAATCGGTGGTTTTGATCAAGTGTAGAGACCCAAATAGAGACCATAAAAAGATCTTCAAATTGCCTCTTGCTTTCTTAGCTAGCCCTCATATAGAATAGAATTATGAGAGAAGCAAAAAATTGCTTCTAGTTCAAAAGCTTAAACACGAAGGGCAAGTAATGACTACTCCTACGTTTGAAGACCTCGACGAGACTGCTGCTGTTGAGGCCGAGGATCTTGACGTTGATGTTGACACCAGTGGTGCTGAGGATGAGGCTGAGGATACCACCGATGCTTCGGACGCAAAGCCAGCTGCAGCTGACAAGCCTAAGAAAGAGAAGGCTCCGGCTCGTCCGCCAGTTGCGGATGGCTACGTCACGCCAGTTGACTTCGCAAAGATCCTGACGGATCACCTCGCTGCTCGTGGAGCTTCGAACAAGAATGGTCCCATCAGCAAGGAGAACCCAGTTCCTCCGCAGATGGTGTACTCGTACATGAAGAACAACCAGGGTGGTAAGAACCCTATCCCGGTGCACACCGATCCTTCGCTTACCGGTGGACGTAATGCAGTCCTCCGTGTTGACGAGGCGCTAGCTTGGTGGGATGCTAAAGACGAGCGTATCGGTACTTCCAAGGCCACTAAGGCTGAGAAGGAAGCTGCTCGTGAGAAGGCTAAGGCTGAGAAGGCCGCTGCAGGCGGAGCTGAGGACATCACGGTTGCCACTGAGCCCGTTGGTGAAATTGAAGAAGCTGAGTGACAAAGTAACAAAGTAACAAAGTAACACCTAGATGGCTGGGTCAAACCGTAGTCCAGATGAATTTACATCTGAGCCATCGAACGCCCTGATAGTTTAATCGGCAGAACGCTGAAACACTCGATATGAGTACCCGGGTACTTGAGTGTAGTAGGTAGTAGAGGTTCGAATCCTCTGAAGGGCACGTAGTAAAACGGCGCGGAGTAGAGCAGTTCGGTAGCTCGGCAGCCTCATAAGCTGCAGGTCGTGTGGTTCAAATCCCACCTCCGCCACGAAAGGAGCAATCGATGAATCGAGTCGAAGTAGATCTATACGAACATTCAATTGATAAAGAACAAGGCACATCTGTAAAGACTCTTCGTTGGGCTGCTAGTACAGGAACATCTATGCAGACACCCTTAGAAGAAGCAGCAGACCTGATTGACAGGATCAAAGCTGGCGAACTAGATCATCTCCTGGTGCGGGAGATAGAAAAACCCTAACAAGAATTGCCGTTCTTGTTAGGTAAGGGGATGTATCTCAATGGTAGAGAACTAGTCTTCCAAACTAGGTACGCGAGTTCGATTCTCGCCTTCCCCTCGAAGTGTCTGGTGTGAAGGTAACGGTTACTTCTGGCTATGAAACACCGTTATCGATTTGTTCTCAGACACCTTCCGGGATATGGCCAAACTTGGTAAGGCCCCTGCTTTGGGAGCAGGAAATTGCAGGTTCGAATCCTGCTATCCCGACGAGTTGGCTGTTACCATTTTAACCGTCGGTGGTAACATCAGGGACACGTCTAGTACCGTACGTGACTCAACACGGTACACTAAATGGGGTGGAACCCGGCGGAAAACAACGTGAAGGCCTCACTAGCCTCGGGTACATATGACATTTGCAGGTTCGAGTCCTGCCCACCCCACTCGGACTAGATCCTAGCGCAATCTTACTTAGGTCAGCTGCGAGCAACAACTAGGATCTAGTCCTTTAACTGTAGAGATAACTGGTATCATCCAAAACTTCCTTTGTGGTGTGTGCCAATCAGTTATTTCTACTTAAAGCCAGTTGTGGTACTCGCATAGCACACTGGTTGCACAAAGACCCTCTCTGTTAGAACCAGAGAGGGTCCAAGCCTCTCATAGCTTAATGGTAAAGCATTGCGGATTATTCCGTAAGTCTAAGGGGTTCGATTCCCCTGGGGAGGCACGTGACAATTAAAAATATATTAGCAATCGCTACAGTACTTATGGTTCTTGCAGCTTGTAAGAGTAAAGGACCTGAACCACTACCACTACCGACTACAACGATTAGTACCTCAGTTGTTCAGGTATGCGTCGAAGAGGCAACAGGAAAACGATATCAAGATAAAGTATGCGACGATAAAACAGAAACGTTCATGTGGGTCTTCATTGTAGATGGTGGAGGAGAAAATCCATACATTCAGGCTGTAGGACAAATAGTTCCCAAAGAACGCTATCGTCTACAACGTCCAGCAGGTGTAGAGGTGTCTAGGGTTCCAGCAGATGGAGCCTACTTCACACGATAGACTTCCCAGATTGGGGAAGGGTAACGAAAGAAGGAAACTGAAATGGCAGTATGTGACATCCTCGATCTCTGCCTTGAGGCGGAGGTAGATCCCAACGACCCCAACACGATTCTGGTTCGGGAAACGGAGGATCCTACGGTCATCGTCAGGACGTCGAGGAAGAACTTCCGGGCGTTCGCGGAAGCTGTCAAGGATGGCAAGTACGACGATCTGATGTAGTTAAACTCCTTTTCCTAGTTGGGAAGGGTTGTAAAAAGCCTTAGAAGGTGAGGCTTCTAAGGTGAGACCCTGTAGCTCAGTTGGCAGAGCAGCGGACTTTTAATCCGCGGGTCCTCGGTTCAAGTCCGAGTGGGGTCACATGAGTAAAGCTAAATGGAAAAAAGTTCTTGTTGCTGTGATCAGCGCACCTCTGGTGCTACTCGCCTTATTATTTGGAGCGGCTGGATAAATGAAACGGTTGTTTAATAGGCTGTATCCGTACTATCGATTGTGTTTGCATAAGTGGTGCCTGAGAGGAGTAACTTATGACTACAGGTGTAGCAAGCACTACAGATGATAAACCTATCAAGAAGAAAAAGGGTAGACCAAGAAACGAGCATGGTGGTGGAGCCTCAGGAATCCGAGGCTGCAAATGCATACCATGTAGAGATAAATACAACGAACATCACAGAAAATGGAACCGTAGAAAGTTCGGCTCCATAAGGCCTTACAAACACTAAGGTGGTGATTCTCGTGGGTGAGGACGGTGGTTGTTAGCTCCCGGCTTGTGCACTGACAAAGGTCTGCATGGGTTGGTGAAAAAGATCTCCATAGGGTTCTGGACAGCCGCAGCCACTTAGATATCGTGCGGACTAGCTCTCAAAGCCCTGTGGAGATTTTTTATTCATGAAGGTATGTAATACAACGTATTATTGCTCGTGCGTGAGATTTCAAATAATACATTATATAATAAAGTAGAACAAACGGAGGTAGGACGTGCACATGTGCAGTTTGGGAGATGTCCTCACCGCAGAACAAATGTTAATACTGAAAGAAGTGCTGGCTGAATCGATTAGCGAAGCCGAACTTACCTTAAAGCTCCACCAAGCTGATAGTCCTCCAGGAGTAGATATAGTTGATGAGACTACTAGCTACTTGGAACTAATAGCAATACAAAAGCATAGAATGCAAATACTAGAACAATTGAATATGTTGTTACAGCTAGGGAGGTGAATATGGAAGACACTAAAGCTACACCAGTAATGTTTGATCACTGCCTACTGGTGTATGAGAAAATGGCTGCAGAGGCTATAGTCGATGAAGATGGTGACCTTATGTACGAGGGTCATACGACTAAACTTTTTCAGACCTTGGGATTGCCCGCTCCGTACTACAGTAGTATTATGCCACATCTTAAGGCTATGGGTTGTGTTGAACACGTCCGTCGTGGTGGTGGTAATGCCTTTTCGATTTGGCGAATGGTAACTCCTCCCACCGAAGACTCTTTCCAGAGTATGGTTACTCTGAAGCGTCCCAAACGTGATAAGTTCGCACAGTTAGAGCAGCAACTGAAAGACCTTCGGGACCGTATCAGTGCATTGGAGACAAATGACAACCTTCGAACAAGCTCGACGCTGTCCTCGCTGTGACATGCCAGGCGAGCACGTGGCTGCAGAAGACAGACAGATGAAGGTAGGTCGAGACAACTCTAAGGTGTTAAAGATCTACTGCCGTAATGAGCGTTGTAAGTGGTTTAATACTGCGTGGACTGTTCAACAGCGTTCTGATGGTACTATTCCAGATGCGCTTCTTCACAGGCCCAAAAAGTTTCCAGAGCTTCCATCTTGGGGCGCTGGTTCTGTTACAGCACTTGAACAACAACTTGCACTAGAGACGCAACCTGGTGGTGGCGAACTTAACAATCCGAACGGATAAAAACTATGATCACTAAACAGTCACTAATCTTCTTTGGCTTTCTACTAGTTGCAATGATACTCATTTCAGTATGCATCGTAGGTGTTACACACAATGAGTGGACGGCACCCATAGATCAAAAATCTAAAACATCAAATCACTAAGACTTTAAAAGAGACCTTGTAAGACATATAAAGACAGAAGTTTCCATACGGTTAAATACCTTAGCTAGGATACTATGTATCGCAAGGTCTTATTAAAGTCTAGGAGGTGTGATGCGACCCTTTACATCAGCAGAGATGCATAGAATTCAAGTAGATATGGATGCTATAGAACAACTCTGGGCAAGGGCAAAGGATATCCACCAGAATGCAGCCGATGCTACGTTTCATACACCCCCAGCGTTGCTACAAACTGGTTATGCTTTAACAGACAGCATTCTAGGTATAAACGTTTACAATCATGATCCCCAAGTAGTAACAACAATAGCACAAATAGCTGCAGTGATGTTTGAGTTCGGACAGTTCTGTTATCAAAATAACGTTCATACGAACAGGATGCAGCAGTGTATTTGTTGCAAGGTGGATGAAGAAGACCTTAGTGAAATTTTAGGAGGCAATAATGAGCCATTACTCTAGACAGTATGCGTACCTTAATGCCGAACTAGAATATGATCTGCTAGGTGCTTTGAAACCCAGCGAAGTTGTTTGGTTGAGTCAGCAGATTCCTGCAGTCCAAACTCGTTACTTGCAGGCTATCTACGGTCCAGTTGTCGTAGACTATGCACGCGTACAGTATAGGGCGATGCTCAATGCCTCTACATCTGTATAACTTTCAAAAACAGGACATCATCAAGCTACGTGGTGTACCAAAAGGTCTGAACGCAAACGATATGGGCACGGGCAAGACTGTTGAAGCTATTATAGTTGACAGAGAAAAACGTAACAAGCACGGTGAAGAGTTCAGGAAAAAAGGCAAGATAATGACCCTCGTGGTCGCACCGCTATCTGTCATCGGTAGTTGGGTAGAACACTTCCAAACTTGGCAACCTCATCTCAAGCTAGTAGTCATTAACACTAAAAAACGTGCAGATTTTGGTCAAGCTGTACTCAAGGGTAAAGGTGACGTGTTCATTTGTCACTGGGATGGTCTGCGTCTAATGCCAGAGCTCAAGCGAGTCTATTGGTTTCACGTGATCGCTGACGAAGTTCATAGGGCTAAGAATAGAGATGCACTACAAACACAAGCATTGAAAAGACTAAGTACTGCTCACAAGCTAGGCCTATCTGGTACACCTGCAGACAACAGACCAGATGACTTCTGGAGTGTACTGAATTGGATCGATGCTGCACAGTTCTCTTCCTTCTGGAGCTTTGAAAAAAGATACGTTAAGAAGCGAGCACACAACGTAGGTGCATGTGAACTCGAAGACTGTGATGGATACCACAAACGAGCGTACAAGGAAATCCTAGGTTGTGACAACGTAGATGAACTACATGCGAAGATCGGTAGCTTTTACGTTCGTCGCACCAAGGAGGAAGTCTTGCCTGAACTTCCAGAAAAGTACTACACGTCAGTTTATATTGATCTAGCACCAGTGCAAGCTCGAGCGTATAATCAAATGAAGACAGACATGCTTGCGTGGGTAGGGAAGAACGAAGACCAACCTATTGCTGCACCTATTGTCATCTCCAAGTTGGTTCGTCTGCAACAATTTGCCTGTGCATTTGGCGAGATGGTGACAAAGGTAAAACGATTCAGATGTCCAGACTGGCCAAACAAATGTATGTGCGACGAGGAACTCCTACAAGGCAAATGGCACACAAAAATTGTCGACGAACTCGTACTTACAGAGCCATCCAGTAAACTCGATGCTGCTATGGAACTTATACAAGACAATCCTAAGAAACAAATCGGATTCTTTGCACAAAGTAGACAGGTTATAGAATTACTTGAACGAAGACTTATCAAGGCAAACATCTCTTCGGCTATCCTAACTGGAAATACTAAGCCTGAAGACAGAACAGGAATCATCAGTGAGTTCCAAAGAGGTAAGCGTAGGATCTTTGCTGGTACTTACGCTGCTGGAGGTGTTGGCATTACGCTAACTGCTGCCTCTACGGTAGGACGTATCGATAGACCTTGGTCACCTTCTGTTGATCGGCAAGCTGTCGATAGGTTCCATCGTATCGGTCAACAGAATGCCGTACAGGTTATTGACTTCATTGCCAACGGGACGATTGATGCGAAGCGTAATGATAAGATCGATTGGAAGTGGTCCGTGCTACGCGAAATGTTGGGTGACAAATGAGAAGACGGTATTTGAACCAGAACTCAACAGCTAGGCACTTTATCGAGGATATGCTTTTCGGCGATAGAGGTGCTATATCGCTTTGTGGCGTTGCTCCTAGACTATTTGCAGATATAGATGACTGGTTAGGTACTGGTAACCAAACTGAGTCTGACAAACTAGATAGCTTACCTGACTGTAAAAACTGCACGAAAGTATTGGAGAGAAATGCAAAGTAATTTTGATGACTGGTTTGACGTAATGTGTATACGTACTCATGAACTTGTCTTGGTTCCTAATCCTAACTATCATGAGCTACTTCCTGAAGAAGATAAAACAATAGAAGTACCACGTGTTGCTGGTAGAGAATACCGAGTTGCTATTAACCATGGAGATGGTGACGTAGTAATAGCACATGGCTCAGACACTGAAAAGGTGCTAGAAGAGATGCGAGAGTTCGTAGCCTCTGCTGCCGGAACCTATCTGAAACTGAAACAGAGGATAAATGCAGACGCACTTAGTGCACAAGGAGATACCAATGGGTGAAGTCACTCACTACGTTGTCGAGATCAAAGTCACACGCGTAGACTTCGAATTAGATCTGGTCGCTACTAAGGATCGTCCAACTGTCAAGAAACGAGTCCTTGACGAGATCACACACATTGTTGTCAAGAATAAGAATCTTACAGACCTCAAAGCTCTTACGGCAGAACATCTGAAGTTGGTGTGCGAGTGATCTTGTCAGATGCAACCATCAAAAGGATGCTAGACCAAAACAAAATCGTGATACAGCCTTTCCCCGAAGATAATGCTCTTCAACCAGCTAGTCTAGAACTTACCCTGGGCAATAGATTTGCAATGCCTGGAGGGCCTGAAGATGATATGGCTGAGTACGAAGAGTGTGATCCTATTACTAACAAGTGGATAGGACTGACTCGTAAGCAATTTGCAGCCCGAACTTGGACAGACATTTGTATCGCTCCCGATGAGTTTATGCTTGGTCATACTGTAGAAACAGTAACGATACCTAATGATGTGTGCGCGCAGGTTAATGGCAAGTCTTCTTTGGGACGTATAGGGCTCCAAGTACATGCTACCGCAGGATTCATTGATCCAGGCTTTGAGGGTCAGATCACTCTTGAACTTAAAAACATGAGCAAACAGTCTATTTGGCTACAGCCCGGAATGCGTATCGCACAATTGGTGTTCTTCTATACCGATAGACCTGTCAAACGTCCTTATGGACACCCGGATCTTAACTCGCACTACCAGAATCAGGTTGGTGCTGTAAGCGCAAGAGGAATCAATGAGTACACCAAAGAGCCGCTGCCCGGATTGTGACGAACTCAGAGCAGAATGTATCTGCATTGACAAGTGTGACTTCTGTGGATATCTGGAGGCTGAGTGCAGATGTGGTCATGACCACGACCCTCTAGGGAACGTACCAGCTACGCCCACCCTATGGAAACGAGAAGTGGAGAACGAGTATGGAGATCATGAATACGACTCCTGAAGTTCGTTGTGAGAACTGTGAGGAGCTAGAACAAGAATGTAACTGTGAGTACTGTGAGGAATGTGACGAGCTCCTAGAAGATTGCATCTGTGGCGAAGATGAAGATGAAGATGAAGAAACATCTCAAATCCTGAAATGAGAATCTGATGGTTAAACGAGTTAAGTTCCAGTGCTCAGATAGTGGCTGCAAAAAACTTTTCGATACAGAACCTAAGCGCGACACACACGAGCGACTTATACACAAACACGATGCTAGTGCAATCATTCCTACAGTAGACTACACATCATGCAACGAATGTGACTTTGTTGCTAAGTCACCTCATGGACTAACTACACACAAACTTCGTAAGCACAATGATCGCAACTGGTCTGGAGTACCTGTACGCCTTCGCGCCGGGAAAGCTGTACTATCTACAGACATCGGTCCAGTTGTCGTAGACAAAGATGTAAGAAGTGCACTAGAAAAAGCCATCAAGGAAAACATTCGGCTTAACGGTGAGCTTGAAAAGACCAACGACACGCTATATAATATGTATGAAAAGTACGAACCTGATGGCAAGCCCGGAAAAGCTGTTGTCCGAGTAGCTGATGAGACCGATCACCTAAGAGCACTAGTATTCGGCAACCCTAACGGTGTAACGGAGGAAGAGCGTCTTGGTATACAACACGTTCTCCAAATAACGGTAGCTGCTAACGAAGACTTGCGTAGCCAGGTACAACAAGCAAAGGCTGGACTTATTCCAGATCAGTGGCTTACAGATATTAAGACAGAACTACAGACTTCGATCGATATGATCGTTGACGGTATGAAAGATACTGTGAAGGAGAGAAGCAAGGTAGTGAAGTATGACAAGCTAAAGGAGCTGCTGAACGAGGTGACCGATGACTAACTGGAATCCCTATTTTGCAAAGGTAAACAAGCGGATCTCGCCGCAGTATATTCCTGAGTGGACGTCAATATCTCCAGTAGCTCAAGAAGGTATTCAGCGTATTCAAATATCTTCTGATACTGGTGAAATCATCGTTGATTACTACTCTGGTTCAACTGAGCATATACCAGCAACTCTTAACTTTGCGCATCAACTAATTACAGGTATTCAAAATTTGCACAGTATAAATGCAAACACACAAAAAATAAACGACTACATCAAAATGATGCTTGCACCTTACCGAGTAAACCGCTTGTCCGTTCCCGTGGAGGATAACGAAGATATGAACACCGATTACGATATGAGCGCACGTGGCCTCAAGGAGCTTGCACGTCGGGTTGTTGGCGTCAACTCTACTGGCTATGTCAGTGAGCGAGATGCTGCACGGTTCATGATGACGGAAGCTGCTCGGGCGCTGGCTAAGTACGAGAAGTTCCCGGAGAACGACCCTTGCGAGGATGGCGACGTAATCTCCTTCTTCCGTGTCTTCCCACAGCGGCCTGACGAGCAGTGGCACTATGCAGGCGTTCGTGTCGAAGGTAAGTACTACCTCACCGGCGGCAAGTCTGATCCTCAGGGTTACACCTGGTCACAGCTTGTCGACTGGATGCGTGACTTCGTTACGACTGTTACTGTTATGAAATACTCACACACCGTCGTTGGTGAATATACTCCTGATCGTGTCGGCGAAGCCAGTGACTCAGCTTTCAATGATGAAGAAGACGTCCTAGGCGCAGATGCTTTCCCTTCAAAGTCTGTAACCGGTGAAGTAATAGACAAGTAAAGTTCATTAATTCAGATGTATGATTCCTGCTAGTACAAAGCTCCACAGGGCTATATGGATATGCTGCGAACGTTTTCCTAAATAGCCCTGTGGTTCTTTGGACCCGTAGGGAATGGGGTGAGCGTGGAAAGTTTCTATAGAGGTTGCATGAAAAGTTCTGCGGAAATTGGGACTGTGGTAGGTCCTAATGCGTACGAAGAGTACTTGGCTGCACGTGAATGTGAACACAACGAGCCTGGCAAGCGAGATTTTTGGACTGTAAGCTCTGCGGAAATGGTTGCAGTGTTTACTGTAGATGAACCGCGTAGTACAACTGAGATTCGACTTAGGAGAGCAATAAAACGATGACTGTAGAAAACCCTAACGAGCCTGATTACTTTTATGTATGTGGCGATCCCACCGTACCTGATTCTTGTAAAGTTTTTAAAACTATCCACGTGAACGAACGTGTTACTGCTGACGTAGATGAAAAAGGCTACGTCATTGGTGTAGAGAGTGTGCAAGGTCTTGTTGACTTCGATGATTTGGTCGAACTACTAAAGGGTGTAAGGGTAAATGAAGCATAAGAAGGTCATAGCCTTCGGTGTTCTTGGTGTAGGTTTGGTTCTCGGAGGTCTAATCTGGCACTTCGCTAGGCCGAAGAAATGATACTTTGGGATGATTGGCTTAGGCCAAATTGTAGTGGCGGGGAGTGCGTGGAAATCAAGCAGCATGAATCTGGCATGATTATGCTCCGTAGCTCGCTCTCTCCATGGGCGGTAGCTCAGATGACTAAGGAAGAGTTTGAAGCATTCATTGCTTCGGCCAAAGCTGGTGACTACGACCACTTCTTTGGAGAGTTTACTAAGGGATCACTTAAAGTCGGACAGATAATTGAACTGCGTGCTGAAGGCGAATTCACATCACAGCAACAACACTCGCCGCAACTATGGGAGGGGTACACAGGTGACCTGTAATAACTGTAAAGAAGGCAAGCACACCTTGTGCACCAGCGTCTTCACCTGTCCGTGTCAGCATCGTAAGACTAAGCACCTTGATGGCGGGACTATTACGCCTTTGTCGGAGCGTAACGTGCTACTAGAGGAGCAACAGGAGTCATAAGATGGATGGGGAAGACCTTTTAGCAAGTCTCGAGACAGTTTATGTACTACCTAATGACGCTCTCACGTTTGTTACATCTAGAGAGTTTAGTCCAGATGTCACAAGGTACTTCCAAGAAACTCTGGAGAAGATTTTTCCAACTCAACAAGTGCATCTTATTTCGGGTGTGCATAAAGTTCTTATTCGCCGCGAACCGTTGGCAACGACAGAGACGTCAGAAGCCAGGAGACGTAACGAATTGGTTGATGCTACAGAAGAGGAAGCGGGAAACACATCCCTGGTCGACCTCTTCAACCCTTCACCCAACCGTAAGGACAAAAAGAAGAAGAGGACTAAGGGTCCGACTCTCGACTATCTGGAAGATACTACTAGATAGTACACTATTTCTAATAGGTGTTGGAATCTTCTTAATAGGTGCCGCAATATTTTTGGCTATCATGTTTGCAATAGGAGCTGATTTACTTGGCAATTAATCCGGTGATACGTGAGGCTATTGTTGAAGTTCTTTGTGAACAAGCTCTAGCAGACAACCTCGGTGACATTCGTGATGCTGAACGAACTCTTTGGAAACTACTTGGCATTGATCCTATGGACTTTCCAGACGAATACGATAGCGCTTGGGAGGTAACACAGTATCGCCTTAAGAAGCATGGAATCCTCCCTGAAGAGTATCTAACTGAAGTGGATACAACCGCTATTTCCTGGATGCGTGAGCAAGAAATACCAAGTCACGGAGACAAGGGCGAGTAATGGCCAGGTATGTATTAGTAGCGTTTGATAACGATATTGCTGCCGACGAATTCGTTCAGGCTGTAGAAAGGCCTGGAGGATTCTTCTTCTTGGGCAGCGATGGCCATTTTCGTACGGCCAATATAACTGATGATCCGACAAATACTACGGCCTTTGTTCGTGGTGTATGGCAGAAGGCTACTAAGTTTTGTGACTGCCAACCTGGTGGGAAGAAACAAGAACGAGGGTTCACCAGAAGTAAAAAGTATGCTTGGTGGGTTCATGCAGATTGCGGTAAGCCTACTAAGCTTTGGGCTTCGGGTGAGCACTTCTTCTACTCGCTAGGCAAGAACCTTCTACCTGTGTCTGCAGAGGCTCCAGAGTGGCGTGGTGAAGGTGTTCACGGACACAACTGGGACCCTGAGACAAAGCAATGGATTCACCACGAGACAGGCGAAGTTTGGAATCCAGGAAAAGCTCTTGCAGACCTACGTACTAAATACGGCTTCCAGTAAACAAGCTTGGTGGGGCTCTGATGATTGTGGATGGGCCTATCCAAAGCCTAACTAGGCTGAGAGACGCGTAGACAGAGGTGAGCGCAACGCTACGTGGAACCAATCATCCGACTAGGCTCAAGGAGTCCCACCACTTTTGGGGTATCGTCTAATGGCAAGACGCCAGATTTTGGTTCTGGTAATTCAGGTTCGAGTCCTGGTATCCCAGCAACGTAGGAAAGGATTCCAATGGTATCAAATGAGGAGACATCCAAGGACGCTTACAACCGAGGTGTTGCAGCGGGTAACATTGAGCAGCGTTTGATGCAAATGGATAAGCACTTCACAGCTATCAACGGATCCCAAGAGGACACTGCACAAGAACTTAAACTAATACGTTTACAGTTACAAAGGTTAGCAGATGCGTTCGAAGCAAGTGGTCGAACAGAAATAGCTAAAGCTTCAGCACTAAAGACTGAACGTGAAGATAAGGCTAATGAGTTGAAGGACGCCTTGGCTAGAAGCGTTCAAACATGGTCGCCACTAAATAAAATTGGTGCTATCATAGCTCTTTGTGTTGGCATAATTACTATTATTAGCTTCATTATTGTGGTGAGTAGTAAATGAAAGCTTCAAAGCTCCATAGGATTCTAGCGCTGGTGTGGGCATCGCTAGCAATACCAACATTGCTATGGTGGCGAGAGAGCATCTTGTGGGTAGCCTTCATGTCCTTGTACGCAAACTTCGTAGGTCATTGGAGTACCTATCAAGCAGCTAGAGCCGAGGAAGCGCAAAGGACTCAAAAAGACGAGTGAAGGACCACTAGCTTTTCCTCTGTGTAACACTATATAATAATTGTTAAGAGGAGGTGTTATCTAGTGTTACTACTCTCAAATACAGAAGACTATATAAAGCATAAACTCGTACACTCATTGCATACATCACAACGTAGATCCTTTCGGGGCTGTAGGAGAAGGCATAACTGGATTTTCATTGATGGTTACTACCCTACCGTAACTGTCAAGCCTCTTGAATTCGGTGTCGCTTTTCACAAGGCAATGGAGAAGCTGTACGATCCTCTTACTTGGGACGATAAAGAGCTCGCCTATCAATTGGCTAGAGCCATATTTGTCCAGACATGTGATGAGCAATTCGCAGCATTCAAGCGTGCTGTTAAAGAAGGCAAAGTCAATGGCTTCGTAGATATGATCGCATCCGAAGCAGACTACAAAGAGCGTAAAGAGCTTGGCCTTGGTATGCTTGCACACTACTTCAAGCAGGAGATGCCTCAACACGATCATAACTTTAGACCAGTCAAGGTGGAGACTGAGTTTGAAGTAGCCATTGTAGATCCTGATGGCAACCAACTCTGGTGCAAGTGTAGCCGTTGCTGGAGGCGTTGGCAGGCTTGGGGTAAGCAGCACAAGTTTGATAGTGACTGGACTATGGAACAGTCGTATCAATTGCGTTCAGAGTGGAAAGGTCTACCAGTTACTTATGGTGGACGATTCGATGCGCTTGTTGTAGACGACTTAGGTCGTTATTGGATTGTAGACTGGAAGACAGCAGCTCGTTTGTCTACAGGTGAACCTGGTGCAGACGATGACTACCTCCAGTTGGATGATCAGATCACTTCTTACTGCTGGGCAATGTGGAAGATAGGCTTTCCCGTAGCCGGCTTTATTTATGCTGAGTTGAAGAAGATTGCTCCGGCTGAACCAGAGCCGTTGAAGCGACCCTACAAGGGTATGATCTATTCAACTAACAAGCAAGCTACTACAGCTACGTATGAAATGTATCTGACTACGGTTAAAGAGAACGATCCTATTGCGTACCACAATGGCTTGTATGACGATATGTTGCAACACCTAAAAGACAGTTCACGTTTTCATCTCCGTCATCAGATTCATCGGAATGAGCATGAGCTACAAGAAGCTGGCTATAACATTTGGTTGGAAGCTAGTGACATCATTGATCCTAATCTTAGGATCTACCCTTCACCGGGACGATTCACGTGTAAGACTTGTGCCTTCTTTGAACCTTGCTTAGGACAACAACGTGGTGAAGACTATCAATACTATCTAGACACTATGTTTGACAAACGCGAACGACACTACTTCGAGAAACCACCAAACACTGACAAACGTGGAGACTAATGACTTTGAAGGTTACTTGGGAACAAGTGTGTGCACTTAACAATAACATAGAATCTTGGATGGCACAAGAGGTAGTTGGCTCGGATGACGAAATCTTGTGCCAATATAAACTTCTGAAAGATTTTAAACATATTCATCGTTCAGTTCGAAACATTATACTATTCAGGCGCACTAATGACTGGGATTGGCAAGAAATAAATATAAGTCCGGAGACTAAAATGGCTAACGTAATCTGGATACTACGTCATAACGGCTATGATGAATACAGAATTGAAGGAATCTTTGCTACACGTAAAGCTCTTGAAACATATGTAGAAGCAAAAGTATATGCAGCTAATCAGTATGACTGGGAACTCTGGGATCTTGAAAAAGACAATACCAAACCAATTAAACAAGGATCAGTAAAAATGAAACTAACATTCGATACACTACTAGGAGCTGACGATTAATTATGGAGCTTACAGCTTATGAACTCGAGGAGCAGATTCGAAGAGTAACTCAATCCGCTACGGAGAACTATAACAAGGCATATGAAAAGGAACAACAAGCTAGCGACCGTAGGACTTTGCTTCACGAAAAAGAACGTGCTGTGCACGAGAGTAGAGCTGCAGCAGGAAATCCTCTATCTAAGATTCTGCTCCAGCACCCTAAGCGTTTTGAGACTGCTGCCGATACGCGTGTGACTAACGATCCCATCTGGCGAGCACTCGTTGCAGACAATCAATTCTATACACGCAAAGCCGATTTGGATAATACAATGCTACAAAATTTGATGGCAATGCGGGAAAGGATGACTGGTGCAAATTAGTGAATTGTATGACCTTATTGTAAAGAAGCAGGATAGCAAGGGCTACAATGGAGCTATAAGCGTACGACCTGTTAGGGTTGAAACTGAAGACGGTGATGCGCTATATACTGTCACAGGTATGGTGTACGATGAAGTGCTCAACTGTTATATCATTAAGGCTGGCGTAAGTGAGTAGCGACGTAATCACTGCCAGTAGTTTTGCCGGACTAAAGATTGTCCAACCACAACTACGGATCCCCACCATTAACTGTTTGATCTATGGTGAGTCCTCAGTGGGCAAAACTACACTAGCCGGTGGTGCTGACGGTGTTCCCGAGATGCGCAGGGTCCTCTTTGTCGACATTGAAAAGGGTGACCTTGCACTAAGGAAGACGCCATATCGTCCAGACGTAGTTCGTATTACTAAATGGTCACAGCTACAAAATGTGCATACATCTCTACTAGCTGATATCTCCAATCCTGACGCTCGATACAAAACAGTCGTAATCGATTCACTAAGCGAAGTTCAAGATCTATGCATCAAAGAAGTTATGGCAAACGAACCTGATGGAGAGTTTGCTACACCGGAGTGGAAGCACTGGAATCAAAACCAGGTACGTATGCTTCGCATGCTTCGGATGTTTAGAGACTTGCCGATGAATGTTATCTTCACATCATTGGTCAAGGAGGTAACAAATGATAAGACAGGTAAGACGAGGTTGCTACCGGACCTTCCTGGAAAGCTAGCAGGTAAGGTTCCTGCGATCTTTGATAACGTCTTCTACTACTACATGAAAGAGTCAATTGTAGAAGAGGGCGGAGAAAAGAAAAAGGTAAACAGGCGCGTGCTTCTTACCACTATGACACCCAGTATCATAGCTAAGAACAGAGGATCAGATAGTCTTCCACAAACTATTATCGTGCCTCCTGTTTCTGAAGCCGTAACTATGAAACTAATCTATGAAGGCATTATCGGAGGAGAAAAGAAATGACCGAGCCAGACCTGCTAGATGAACCGTTCATGGCGGATGATGATGGGGATGATTTCGACTTCCGGGTAAATATGACGGAAGAGGAAGCTGCTTCTGAAGGTAGGGATCTTACACCTCTGCCGTCTGGTAAGTATCTCCTCGCTATTACTGGTGTCAAGGTGAAGACGGTTACAAATCCTCCGAAGCCTGGAAAGCCTGACAACCGTGGCAAGTACTACTTTGCCATGGAGTTTACCATTCAGGATGGTGACCACGAGGGACGTAAGACCTGGTCCAACGTTATGCTGTTTGACGGAGCTCTTTACACTGCAGTTCAGATGCTGAAGGCTCTGGGCACGAACTTCAACGGCACTAACTTCCAGGTCGAAGGCTACGGAAAGAATGTCATTCCTAAGGGTGACTGGTGGCTGGGCAAGGAGATGGTTGCCTACGTCAAGCTCACTAAGGGTGGCAAGAAGGACGACGGCACGTTCTATGATGACCGCGGTGAGCCGAAGGCGTTCTTCTCTGCTGAAGGATGGACGGGTTCTTCTTCGAGCAAGTCTTCCAACACTTCTGACTCTCTTCTCCCCGACTAGTACCTAGGCAAAACAATTGTGACGGTCTAGGACTAGGTAAGAGCCGTGCGTAGCGAGTCTGATTGGCGCCGGCTGCCGTCACTTAAATATGGGAGGGAGGTGTAATTTGGATCAAGAAGGAGAGCAACTAGCCCTTAAAGTTTTCTTACATAAACTGTTCGGGAAACAAATTGGATATCTTTGCATAGCCTCCCTAATTCCTAATGAACGAAAACTATACGAACGATTCTTTCAATGGCCAGAACAAGAACCAGAAATCATAGCATACGTCAATGAAGTAAAAGATAACCGGAACGTATACTTCTGTCCACAATTATTAGATTCGATTACATTCAAACGTGCAGACGGTAAAGGTCCAAGAGTAAAGGAAAACATAAAGCCTTGTTCAGCTGTTTGGGCTGATCTGGATACTTGTAATCCTAGCCAAATGCTTATCAAGCCAACAATTATAACGGAGACGTCGTTCCAGCGCTTTCAGGCCCTGTGGATCTTGGAAGAGCCCGTTGAAGGGTTAATCGCTCAGGATCTTTCCAAGCGCATTGCGTATATGCACGCAGATGCGGGTGCTGATAAATCGGGTTGGGATCTAACACAACTACTTCGTGTTCCAGGCACAACAAACTTTAATCACGAAGTACCTGTTATGGTCCAATTGAAAACAATAACAGACACGACCTATAGAATCTCTGACTTTGATTCCTATCCAGCAGTTGTCAGCGAGGATAGACTGCAACTTCCTATGCCAAAGGGGTTGTCAGATAAAAGTGGTGCAGATGTTATAGCCACTTTGAAGAATAAAATAAATCCAGAAATCTGGAAGCTATTCACATATCCTCCTACGTATGAAGAGTTCAAAGAGGGTTGGAGTGGTGCCCTCTGGAAGCTTATTATGTTGCTGTACGAAGCAGGCTTTGATCGTGAAGACGTTTTTATTGTCGCCAATGATTCGGCTTGTAATAAGTATGCACGTGATAACCTACCTGAATCTGAACTTTGGAAAGACGTTGTTCGTGGTTATGTACAGCATCAACAAAACATCAAGACAACTATCATTCCAGAGCTTGCACAGGTAGAGCTACTCACAGAGGAGGAAGAGGCTCGTGTCAAAGGACGAAGAACATTCGTTGAACGATACATTGAGTGGGCCTCAGGGCTCGGAGATGCCGCCGTACAATATCACCAGGCAGGAGCTTTCATCATCCTGTCAGCTTTGCTTGCTGGTAAGGTTATCCTGCCTACCTCCTTTGGAACGATTGTGCCGAACTTGTGGTTCATGATTCTAGCTGATACAACCATTACACGTAAGTCCACGGCAATGGATATTGCTACGGACTTGCTTATTGAAGTTGACTCAGATGCGATCATGGCTACAGATGGATCTATCGAAGGTTTGCTGACTGGTCTCTCAATGCGACCAGGTAAGCCTTCAATCTTCTTGCGTGACGAGTTCAGTGGTTTGCTAGAAGCCATGACTAAGAAAGACTATATGGCTGGTATGGCTGAAACGTTAACTAAACTTTACGACGGTAAATACTCAAAACGAATACTGCGCAAGGAATCGATCGAGATTAAAGATCCTGTTTTGATCTTGTTTGCTGGTGGTATTAGAAATCGTATTCAGCAGCTACTAACTCTAGACCATGTATCATCAGGATTCATGCCAAGGTTTGTGTACATTACAGCTGAGTCAGACGTGTCTAGAGTACGTCCAATGGGGCCTCCGATCGTTAGAGATTTGAGTGGTCGTCAAGCCTTGTTGGAAGAGATGCAGAATATGCTTGTACACTACAACCAGATACAGCCTACTGATGGATTTAGAGTAGGTGTACAGCCTAGGCTACATGCAGAACTAACACCTGAAGCATGGGCTAGGTTTAACAAGTTCGAAGCAGAAATGCTTCAAGCCGGTCATGATTCTGAAAAGCCAGAAATTCTATCACCTGTGTACGATCGTTTGGGAAAGTCATTACTCAAAGCAGCTGTGCTTATTGCAACTTCAGAACAGCGTAGCGATTCCGTTATAGTAGATGAAATTCATATCCTGCATGCTATATCCTTTGCATCCAAGTGGCGTGAATATGCAATTGAAGTAATTAATGGTGTAGGTAAGAGTGCTTACGAAAGAGACATCGATCGCGTTTATGCTGCAGTTAAACGTCGCCCGGGTGTTAGTCGTTCTGCGCTTATGCAAAGCTTTCATCTTACAGCCCAAACAGCAAATCAACTATTCGATACAATGGTACAACGTAATCTCATCACAGGTAACAGGCGTGGTAAAGGTACATGCTACTGGGTCGTAGGATACAAACACGAAGCAGAAGAGGAAGAAGTACACGCAGAAGGGTTCAAAGTCAGTGGATCTAAGTGAATTCAGAATAGCTGATGATTCAGTACCAGATCCGTCAGGTAGCAATCATGGATATATTGTCTGGCATAAGACTTGTAACTACAGACTACCTCTACGAGCACATATAATAGATAACCTTGATGAGCTAGTAGCGCTAGCAGAGGACCATAAATGTCCTACGAAGAAATAGTCAAACTACCCTGGGACGATCCCAATAGAGATATCATGCAAGACTTTAAAGATGTCAAGGACAGGCACCGCGAAGCACATTACAGGGCAAACCCATACTACCTAACAAAAGAAGCATACAGAGAGCTGGTGCGGTTTTTTATGACGGAAAAGAAGTTCGATAGCGTTGCCATCGTTAGTGGTGGACTTGATTCAGTTACTCTTGCGTATCACATGGTTGCAGAAGGTTATACACCGCATCTTCTTTCGTTTAACTATGGACAGCGTCATGCTAAGGAACTTAGGTTCGCAGCTATTACAGCGAAGCACCTTAACCTTCGTCATGACACACTAGACCTCAGTGGTATAACCCATCTCATTTCCAACTCAGCTCTAACATCCATCGAGCTTACGGACCAGGTTGTTTACGTCGGTGAAGATAAGCGCCCGGAGCCTATTGAAGTTCCGGATGGTCACTATGCCGAAGATAGCATGAAGCTAACAGTTGTTCCTAATCGCAACATGATCATGATTTCCGTTGCAGCTGGTATTGCTGTCAATAACAAGTATCGTTGTATTGCTACGGGTGTACATAGTGGCGATCACTTCATCTACCCTGATTGCCGACCAGCATTCATTGACGCCGTAGGTACTGCAATCGCCAAGGGTAATGAAGGTTTCAGCAACTTCAAACTAGATCCTACGCAGTCTTACGATGATCCCATCTACGCACCGTTTATCAATGGCTCCAAGGCTGACATTGCTTATCGTGCAATTGAACTTGGTGTACCTCTTCACCTTACTTGGAGTTGTTACAAGGGTGGAATCAATCACTGTGGACGTTGCGGTACTTGTGTGGAGCGTCTCGAAGCCATTGACGAAGCAATGAACAGGTTTAAGCCTGAATCAGATTGGGAAGACTTCCGAGACCAAACCATTTACGAAGACACTGAATTCTGGAAGACGGCGATTAAGAATGCAAATTAGAATTACTAAGGACGTAGACGTTGACAATGATGTAGCCGCAAAGATCTGTTCAGACTTTCTAGACTGGCTAGATGAAAAAGGTTATGAAGTAAGGCCTCTTGATCCAGCTAGACTAGGTGATACCACATGGTCGTACGAAAGTCTTGCACAAGAGTGGACTGAGGATGTTGAACAACGTAGATTGGATTAAACGTGGAACCTGAATATCTGATCATTACACTTCATGGTTACGATGCTAATAGAGATATGCAAACGATAGAACTCGGCTCAACAATAACTGGTTGGAATGTAAGCGGTGACTGGTTGACCGTTTATCATGCCGATGGTGACAAGCGTGCAATGCACCTAGATGACTTCAGTATACGTGTAGTTAGAATAACACAAAGATTGCAGAACGACAATGCGGGTGCGGTTTAGACGATACTGCTATTATTGTAGACACAGATACACTATATGTAGTCGACGCGGACAACATAATTGGTTCTGGGATTATTACATCTTTTGTGGTAACACAAGGCTCAAACAAGTAGGATCATTTAAGACGTACGAACGAGCTCTAGCCAGCGCAGAAAAGGCTTGGCGAAAGCTAGAGCTCGTTCCATGCATATGTAAGGAGCACAGTGGACGAGCAGCAGAATGCCTTATCCTGTAGAGTTCACGCACTACAGGAAGCAGTCAAAGTTGTAGTAGAAGCAGTACTTACACCAGCAGCAAGCATTCGTCATGCAATGGTAGAACCAAGTATCAAAGAAATAGGTGACAGGATATTGGTCCTTGCCAAAGAATTTGAATTCTACTTGGCTACAGGAAACGTTGAATCATGAGCTTCATCGTCGTACGCCACAATATAGAAGTTGCGCATAGGCTCTTTGAGCTTGAGGGTGACAAGTGTCAGAACATCCATGGGCACAGTATGTGGGTAGAGATGAAGCTACACGGACATATCAACAAGCATGGGCTCCTAGAGGGACTTAACTTCGGAGATGTGAAGAAGGAATTCCGAGGATTCCTAGATAAGAACTACGACCACCACCTCCTACTCAACGAGAACGATCCTTGGGCTCAAGACCTTGACCCTGAGCAGCGATACGATGGGTCGACAAAACCTATACTCCTACCTGGACTAATGGCTACACCAGGTGATCCATCTACAGAGAACATTGCTAAGTGGATTGCTACTTGGGCTGTTGCAACATTCAAACTTAAGGTTGACGTAGCAGTTCAAGAGACACACGTTAACGGTGCAGGATTTTCGGAGAAGCCTTAATGGAAGCTAATCTTTACGTGCCCCCAACACAACCAATATTGACAATTCAATTTGACTCAGTAGCTGAAGCTAAAGAGCTATATGACGAACTCCGTATGTGGAATACTGGTAGTAAAAGTGCCGTAATGCAACAGTTCTTTAAAGCTTTGGAAGGAATATTTACAAAATGACGGCTATGACACCTATCAAGAGGCTAGTTCGACGAGACAATAAAATCTTTATTGAAGACTATACTGGCAAGGAGAACTTGGTTGCTGAAAGCCCGACTAGAGCACAAGCATCTTGGGTTGTCTTTGGACTTGGTTCTCACCACGGAGTTTCAACAGCCGAATATGATGAGGATGAGTGATACAATCGATGTCAGCTCATTTACCAAAACACCTAAGTTGATAGAGCCGGCTTACGCTGCAGGTATATTTGATGCCGATGGCTGTATAGGTATCTATGAAGCTATGAAGAACAATCAACACAGAAGATATATGCGTATACAAGTTATGGTTGCAGGTATGCACGGAGGTATGCTTGGACAGTTCAAACTACGTTATGGTGGTTCTGTCTGTTATCAATCAGAATTGTGTAAGCAATGGCGACAGGACTCTAAGGAAAAAGTTAGAATATTCCTAGAGGAAATACGACCTTTTAGTATCGTAAAAGCAAAACAAATAGATGTGGGATTACGTTTCTTAAGTATTCCAAGGTCCTCTCGCGAGCCTAATCATAGAATAGAACGTGAAGAACTACGAGCTCTCATAAAGGAGCTCAAGAAGGAGGTGGTGCCATATGAGTCTGAAGCCTGATACTATAGACGTGTCTGAAATCTTCGGACCCACTTAGCTATCCAAGGTGAGGGTGCAGCAGCAGGAAGGCATTGCCTCTTTATTAGGACGGCTAATTGCAACTTGGAATGCACTTGGTGTGACACTGCATACACGTGGGCCTTTACACCAGATAAAGCTGCACGAACTGAATCAGGTATCCAGTATAGTAAAGAAGAAAACATTCATCCCATGTCAGTCGGTGATGTCCTTGTTGATCTAGAGAAGCTATGGCCTATCTACGACAAGCCCACTATGATTGTCATCTCTGGTGGCGAACCGCTGATACAGGCTAAGAAGTTGGAACCACTAGTTCAGAAGCTTTGCAACTTGGAATGTGAAGTACACATTGAGACTGCTGGAACGCTAAAGCCTACAGAGTTCCTAGACCGATACGTTGCACAGTATAACGTATCACCTAAACTATCACACAGTGGCAACCGTACGAGTAAGAGGTATAGGCCTCAGGTGCTTCAGTGGTTTGCACAGTGGGAGAAGAGCTGGTTCAAGTTCGTCATTCGTAATCTTGGTGACTTTGTTGAGATTGACCAGATGGTAAGAGAATGTAGTATCGACACTAGAAATGTTATGGTGATGCCAGAAGGTATAACTATTGACAAGAATATTGGTCATGCAAGACTAATCGCTGAAGCTGCTATCGAACGTGGCTATGGCATTTCATTCCGTACACATATTCTACTTTGGAAAGATGTTCGAGGTAAATAAATTCGAGTATTTGATTACTCACTGTATCAAGACTCCACAGGGGTGTGAACAGGGTGTTTCGATCCAAAGAAGAGCTTGAGACATGGCTAGAGCAGACTGAACCTGATTGGTGGGCTGGTCTGCCTGTAGGTAAGAAGAATAAATACACATGCATCTTGTGCAACTATACAATAGTCACGCTCGATAAGGATCGTGGCGTTACACCAATGTATAAGACATGTGAAAAGTGTGGCCTAGAGATGCGTAGTCACTTCTACCGTGTGGACTCAGAATCGACTGCTACACATATTTGGTATAGGCCAGATGGTGAAGAACTGCAAAAGCTGCTACAAGATGAACGTTACGCTGATCACTACCGTCGTGGTGGACTGCAACTTAGGGAGCTAGGATGTCACGTAAGACAGGCTTGAGTTCATTTCAGAAGTACAAGACTATTATAGTCGACAGGAAAAAGAAGATCATTCCTAGAGACTTTGGCAATCCT